CTATCTTCGCCTATGCCAATCGACACGAATGAAAGAAAGTCTTACTAGGTAGGACTACAGACCCCCGGTTCTGCCTATCTTGGCCTATGCCAATCGACACCATTCAACAGCATTCACATACCATATGTGGTAGTTCAACCAAACACTGACCACAATATCTTGGGGTCACCAGGCGAACGTATGTTCGACCGGGAGAGTGCCGGGACGGTGCCCTTTCAGGTGCCCGTATAGCGTGCTGACGTACAGCCCTCATTTTGTATTCAAACTGTATGCAATGGGATGAATAAAAATACGCAACCAGGGTGGGGTAAGCGCTAACCCTGTTTGCTTTAGTTAGACAACGAGCGTAGCGAGGCGTAGAGCAACGAACGTAGTGAGGCGGTAGCCTCTTGTTTTTGTTTATAAGTCACCCGATACTTCACCAATTACAAAAAATGTAACGCATCCACCCGCTGAAAGCAATCTATGTCTGGCATAAGAGACTGTGCTTCCCTACCTCCCTGGTCAAGCTCGATCAAATGTCTTGGGGGAGTGGTCCGGCCTAGTGGACATAGAAGGCTGTTACCCTACAACGGGGATCAGACCGGGGATCAACCGGACCGGAACGAGGGGGTTAAAAACCTAGATTTCCCAGCCGCCTGAGTAATCCTCCCTGTCTGGCTCAAGACCATTAGGTGTAACGATACCACACATTTCGCTGCGTGTTCTGTACTAATTTACGGGAAAAAGTTTTCTTTTATTGCATGGTGTATATTGCGGTTATGAACATTGCGGGATTTGTGGTGGCGGTAGTAGCGCTGTTGAGCTCTTTTGGGTTGATGGTTCGAGAATGGTGGATTTGGTTCAACGAAGAAGAACCTGAAGAATTTGAAGAATGGGAATGTGAGGAATGTGGCTTTATCGCTGAATCTGTTAGTATTGAAGGTATTGTAGAAGGCATTAAGATTCACAACATGATTCGTAATTGTTGTGATGAATTCAATGATTACTATCAGGAGGAAGAATGATTGAAGTGTCCAACGACGAATATCATGCTTTGCAAGTAGTGGCGTCTGTCGCAAGAAACAACTACATTGTTTGGCACTCAATGGCATCCGCCGGACCTTCAATTATTAAAAGCACTGAGTTGGACTTGGCTCTTGAAGCCCTCGACCAAGGATGACTATTGCAATACCAGACGTATCTACAGTCCCTGGTAAGCAAGATGAATTCTGCAATGGCAAATGTGAAGATTGTTACTGTGGCGAAGAAGATGACTCGCCCGAAGTTGAGGAGGAGTTCTAATGACCAATATCACCCGTTCTGTAATCCGGACGGCTACACCAATCGCTGTTGGTTTTGTAGTGTCGGTACTTGCCCATTTAGGGATCAAGAATCCAGTTGAAGTCTCAGCCATTGGCTCAGTCTCGGCCACTGTCTATTACGGAATTGTGCGAAAGATTGAAAGCACCCACCCCAAAGTTGGACACCTTCTTGGTGTACTTGGCGCACCTGTCTACCCAACACCCACCGGACCCGTGGTGCCCGCCGAGGCTCCCGCCGCTACTGTAACCCCAGCTCCTACCCCTGAGCGAGTTATTTCCCCTCCCGGCAATGCTCTCGGATACTCACCTACCCTGCCTAAAAAATAATTTTTTACGGCCTAAATTTGGGCGTGCTGATCCCACAGTCGCTTTCAAGCCGGGGATCGCACATCCCAAAGGAGGATGGGATATGAATATGGTAACAGATGGCAATTAGTCCTGCACAAAAAGAAAAGTTTTGGGGGTTGCGAGAGGCAGGTTTTTCTCAATCTGATTCCGCTAAAAAGGCGGGCTTTTCGATTGCCACCGCACAGCGCTTGGAAAAGCGTGAGATGCACAATGTCCGAGGTAAAGAACTTCAAATTGTCAAAGCGCAAGAAGATTTACCTAACCCCAAAAGAGAATCAGAATTAAGTGCTGAGGCCAAACGTGCCTTAGAAGATTTTGCTTATTTTCAAGAGCGATACTTTGGACGCATTGCAGCACCCTGGCAAAAAGAAGCGGCAGAACAAATAGTTAAACTGCTTGAAACCCCCAATGAGGAATACGTTGTCATCAACGCTCCCCCTGGATCGGGTAAGACCGTTACGTTTGTTCACGACATTCCTGCTTGGCTTACCTGTAGAAACCGAGCTATCCGTGGCATGATTGGTTCTGCCACAATGAGCCTTGCCAAACGTAACTTGATGCGACTAAAGCGTACCTTTGAACGTATCGAGCCAGAAAAGGCTGAGACTAATGCTTTGCGCCGTGGCGATGCCTTAGATGCCGTTGCTACCCTGTCTCAAGACTTTGGGCGATTCCGTCCAATGGACAAAGAAATTTGGACTAACGAGGCGTTCATTGTTATGCAACCTGGGGAGACTGGGGCCATTTCCGAAAAAGAACCAACTTGGTCTGCTTACGGAATTGACACTTCGTTTATTGGTGGACGGTATGACTTTGTAATGTGGGACGACCTTGTAGACCCTCGCAAGATGCGAACCATTGAACAGAAGGAAGCTTTACAAGACGTTTATCAAGATGTTTGTGAAACTCGTTTGGAACCTGGTGGACTCCTTGTGCTTCAAGGCCAGAGAATTTCTTCGGATGATTTGTACCGTTTTGCGTTGGATATGACAGCCCCTGGCTTGGACGATAACGACGACGACGAATACGACGAAGAAGAGATGACCACCAAAATTGGTGATAAACGAGATGGTAAAAAATATCACCACATTATTTTCAAAGCCCATTACGAAGAACAATGCGACCCCGAGCAGCATAAAAAATCGGCTTCGCCATACCCTCACGGCTGTTTGCTTGTGCCAAGACGAATTCCCTGGGTCAAAATCAATACCCTTATGGCAAACCGTGGAGAACGATTTACAGTTCTTTATCAGCAACAGGACGTTGATCCCACAGAAGTTCTTGTTCCAAACGCATGGGTTTATGGGCATGGTGAGTTTGTTGGATGTATTGACAAACACAGGGAACGATTAGAAATTCCAGCAGGGCTGAACCCTTCGGAGTGCTATTCAATAGCGACAGCTGACCCATCACCTACAAACTATTGGTCTGTTCAATGGTGGATTTATGATCCCGCTTCTGAAAAACGGTATCTCATTGACTTAGCCCGTAAAAAAATGGATGCCCCAGATTTCTTAGACTGGTCTGCCGAGAACGGAAAATTTGTTGGCATGATGGACGATTGGCAAGACGCTTCTCGAACTTTAGGTTTTCCAATTACAACTTGGATTGTAGAGGCTAATGCCGCACAACGGTTCATGTTACAATATGACCATGTGCGTCGTTGGCGAACTATGCATAATGTTGATATAATTCCGCATACAACCAGTCGAAATAAATCAGACCCGAACTACGGAGTAGAAACCATTGCACCACATTGGCGTTTTGGCAGAGTACGACTACCCGGTAGAGGCGACGGAAAGACTGTTGCAATGCGGCTTGTTGACGAAGTTACTAAATATCCGCATGGACGAACGGACGACTGCGTAATGGCTGAATGGTTTTTTGAATGGAACCTACCACAACTTTCTTTGCCTAGCGCAGTACAGCAAAGTTCTTGGCGGCCTAGCTGGGTTGGAGCAACATCGTAATGGCTCGCTCAGCAGAAGAAATTATTAATTTACATCGTCAGCGTTTGCAATCTCGTGGAGATTATCTCTCACGGATGAAAGAAATTTCCATTCATTACAACAACCAGGTAACTGTCCCATTGCCCGAGTTGGATGCTAACGAAAAACCAGCAGTTGCAAACTTGCTTTCACAAGGTATTGACCAATTTGCTTTGAGGGTCTCCTCGGTCATGCCTGACGTTCAATTTCCTGCATTGCGTGGTGGGTTCAAGGCAAGTGAAGAAAATGCCCGTAAGAGGCGTCTAGCCACCTTAGGTTGGTTTGACATGAACGATATGAACATGAAAATGCGTCGTCGTGCCCGATACCAAGTTGCTTATGCTTCTGCCCCTGTTTCAATTCATCCCGTTTCGCTAAATAGGAATGACAAGCGAGAGATTCCACACTGGCGAGTTCGCAATCCATTGTCTACGTTTCCGTCGGACACGATTGATCCTGACAACATGGAACCAGAAGATTGTATTTTTGAGGACCATCGCACACTTCGATGGATGCAAGAGAACTACCCAGCCGCCGCAAAAACGCTTTACGTTGGCAAATCTACGCCGGATACGTTGTTCAATATCCTTGAATACGTTGACCCAGAGGAAACTGTTCTTGTTGCCGTAGGAGCCAAGCGAGAATCCCGCAATTACATGGGAGGAGAGAACCTTCCTGGCTTGAGTGCAATTGTTCTTGATCGCGTACCTAACCGAGCAGGCATCACTCCTGTCGTCGTTCCGACACGGATTGCCTTAGACAAGGTTATGTCTAAATTCGAGGCCATGTTGGGAATGTATCAACGACAAGCAAAGCTTGATGCACTCAACACCATTGCTGTAATGCGTGGCGTATTCCCCGATGAATGGGTAGTGGCCCACCCGAACGCTCAAGGTATGACGCCAAAAATTATTCAGAACGCCGATGGTAAAACTGGTGTACGTGGTGTAATTCAAAACGGTCAGATTGATGTTATCTATCCGCAGATTAACCAAAACGCTGGTCTTACCCTTGACCGCTTGGAACGTAACGCTCGTTTGAGCGCTGGTATTCCTGCTGAATGGGGTGGTGAATCGGGTTCCAATATCCGCACCGCTAAGCGTGGTGATTCGGTTCTGTCTGAAGCCGTTGATCCCGACATTCAAGAAACTCAAGAAATCTTTGCCGCTTCAATGGAAGCCGAAATTCGTCGTGGTATTGCTATTCAAAAAGCGTATTACGGTTCAAAGCCAACAATTTTCCTTATGGGAATGAATGGAAAAATTGAAGGTCCACCGGATTACACACCCGATGAAGCTTTTGAAACCGACCTGTGCCGTGTCTCTTATCCGCTACCTGGTTCAGACGCCAACCAAATGGCCGTAATGATTGGTCAGAAGATTGGCATTGGAGAAATGTCCGTTCGATCAGCGATGGAAATGGACCCATTGATTCGTGATCCCGAACTTGAAACCGCCCGTATCCACGTTGAAGGAATTCGCAAAGCCTTATTGTCGGGTTTGGAACAACAAGCCGTACAAGGACAACTTGACCCCAATACGATATCTCGTATCGCTATTATGATGGGCGATGGCCGCACTCCTTTAGAGGAAGCGGTTATGAAAGTCCATGAAGAAATGCAAAAAGAACAGGCGGATAAACAAAATGCCCAACCTGAGCAAGGAGCAGGTGTACCGAATATGGGCGGAGTACCTGGACAGCCAGGTCCCGCAGGACTTTCCGGAGGGATGGGAGAAGCGCAACCGGAAGATCAACCTGGCATGGCTCCGGCCCCTCCGCCTGACCAGGCTGCGATGGCTCAAGCAGGTGCGCCAATTTCAGCACCGCCACAAGGATTAAGTAATTTGCAAGACCTTCTTGGATCGTTACACCAAACCTCTGCACCCCCCGCAATGGCCCAATGATGTACGAAAAGTGTTGGATATGTGCAGAAGCGGCTATTCAAATGGTTGATCCACTTTGTTCAAACGATGTAGTCCCTACCGTATGTTTAGATTGTGCAAAAGACCGAGCTGTTCGAGCATTTTTCTACGAACGATACTTGAGAGATTTCCATGCCCAGAAAAGGTAAAGGCGGAAAAGTTGAAGGTTCAACTCAAACTGCTTACTCAAACCGAACTGATCTAAACAACCGTGGCCCTCAGCCAATTACCGTTGCGCCCGGCGAACCTTACGGTCAACGTAAAATGCTTGAAGATGCTCAACGTGCTGTACCGGTTGCTGGCACCCCTACACCCCAACGACAGGGACAATCAATTCCTGCTGTTCAATCAACACCATCGCAACCTGCTGCGGCTCCTGGTACGTTGCCTTTTCTCCACCCTACACAGCGACCCAATGAACCAATAGATGCCGGATTAGAAAACGCAAATCTTAAGTCCGGAGCAAGTTCAGATCAAGGCATACAACGTATTGCAGAAGTAATGAGCAATGCGGCTTCTTCACCATACGCAACCCGTCAGGTACAAGAACTTGCGGCTTTTGTTAATTCGCTAGGAAAATAATGGCTATTGATGGTCGCCTTGATCCAACCAAAGATACTCCCCACGATGCTTTGGCAATCAATTTAGAAAAAACTCTAAACGCCGCACCTTCGCTCAAGGCACATCCTGACATTGCTTACCATGTTGCTCATTCCGGTGGCAACGTCGAGGATAACGCTCAATTGATAGCAGGGATTCATCTTATTCATCAACTTGCAAAAGCTGTTTATCTTCATGTTGATTCAAACAAAGAAGCGTACAAAAAATTAGCAATGCAAAATAACGAAAAAGCAAAACCATGAGTGGCGGAGTTTCCAGCGGAAATCAACCAATCAAACCAAAAGATACTTCTACTCCAATTGTTCAACCACGTCCTCAAAATGTTGAACCACGCCCTCAACAAATACCTGGGCCTAAAACGGTCAATGCGTATCCAACTCGATTTAACAAAGTTCCAAAAATTCAAGAACCAGTACAACAAAACGATGTTGGTGGATGGCTAGAAAGAAACCTTAGTTTAACGGGGTTAAAACATTTTTCAACAACTGCAAATAAAGATATTTCTAACGCAGTAGAATATGCACCCAAGCACGTTGCTAGTGCACTCCATGGTGCGGTTTCTGAAACTAGCAATTGGGCAAAACGCAATCTTAGCGAAACAGGTTTAGACAATAGTTGGCATGACAGTCTTGGTGGCATGAATACCGCTGCACAAATTATTAATGGCTTTGGTGCGTATGCCGGTGCCCCAAATTCGGTTACTGGCAACAAAGGAAAACCACTAACGTACTTAGACACTTTGCAAGGTCTTGGTATGTACGATCCAAACAAACCCTCAGATGGTCTAGGGGTAATTGGCAATGTTGCTGAAACCACCGGAAGCAATCTTCTACAAGAACTAACCCATACTATTAAAAACGCCGTTCATGGAGTAATGGAATCAACGGCTGCAAGTTCACCGCATGGACCTGGCTATTGGAAAAATGTCACAGAACCTGGCCGTGGAACATTTAAAATGTGGTTTTCTGCAAATGAGCCTGGCCCTACAACTCAAGAACCTTGGGACTTGGCAGTTCATTCAGCAATGGGTGTTGCTAATAAATTATTTGATACTCCTCAACATATGTACCGAGCGGCAGTTCTTGCTTATCAACAACATGGTTGGGATGGCGTTGCAGCAATACTAGGCCCATCACTTCTTGCGGCGGCAGCAGGATCGTTTGTAGGAAACCCTGAACTTGGTGGAGTAGTTGCAGAATCAACAGCATTAGGGGCTACAGCAGCTGAAGGAGCCACTACAGCGGTAGCAGGAGAAGCAGGAACTACAGCAGCGTCAGCAGCAACAGCCGCAGCAGAACAAGCAGCGGTTAGGGCCGCCCAACCAACTGTTGCGGATGACTTAGCGATGCAAGCCACTCAAGCCGGTACAAAAGGATTTTTAAATAGTCCCATTGGTATTGCCGCTCGTGCTGTTGGAGTCCCGGTCAAATCAGTTGCAGAAGGATTAAGTTCACCTGCAATGACGGCATTTCAAATGCCAAATCAACTTGACTATTTTACAAATGGCCCTATTGGAGATATTTGGCGTAAGACTCAAACACCATCTGGAAACATTTCTACCATTGGCCGTGGGCTCAGTGAATTGGTTTATGGAAAACCAAACACTTGGTTATCGGGAACAACTGATGCGGTTGCCAGTCTTACAGCAATGCCATTTGAATTTGGTCGTGCTTTAGGTATTGAAAAAACTGCTGGTCGAGTTCTTACCGCTTCTGACTCAATTGCAGTAGATCGTGCTTTTGCAAAAAGTTCAGGATACAAACGTGCCATAGATCAGATTATGAGTATGGCGAGAGGAGAGTACGGACCAGAAGTTCAAAAGAATGTGGCAGGAGCAATTACCAGAGCCATGCCCACCCTCGAACCTATCGCAAAAGATATTGCCGATGCCGCTTCTATGCCTGGCGCTACTGCTTACGATGTTTCTAAAAGAATTGGTGAACTTGCCGATCAAGGTGCAATGGTTCAAACCAATTTACTCCCAACGGTAGGTCTGTACGGACTAACAAAAGCTCGGGGCCAATTATCAGACAATCCAATTCCATCGTACTTTAGCCGTGTATTTGGACAGTCCCCTATGTCCATTGATGATTTGAAACAAATCATAACAACTGGAACAATTCGTTTAGGCGAAGCCAATTCCGGTTACAAACTGGGTCAGTTGCTTCAACAAACAGGTATGCGCTCAAGCGACGTTACTCGATTGGTTAACGACCTTGTTACTTCTAACGATGTAACAAAATGGGAAAATCTTACTAAGGCTGCTTTGAAAGAAAACTTTTGGCAACGCATTGACCGAAGGCTTTTGAGCCATTTGAATTTAGACACTCCTGAATTCCAAGAAGCCTTTAGGCGAGGAAAATTTACAAAAGAACAAGAAAAAATATTTACTGATGCTCTTAACACCAAAGGTCTAAAAACTGTTTACGATGCACTTCGTAAATCCGTGAACTCTCAAGTAGAAGCGCTGGTCGGTTCTTCAGGAGCTGGGGGTCGAAGCGGATTGTTTGTTGTTGATGGTCAAGGTAAGGATGCTTCATTACTAGATGACCATTCAACTGCTGCTGTCACCGAAAACCAACGTGGAGAATTAACGCTTCCAGACTATCGTGCATTTGATGATGCGCTTTCTAAAATCTTTAGAGAAAACAAAAAAATGAATAGTGGCACTCGCAATTTTGCAGACACGATGGGCCACATCGGAGCGATGACTAATGAAAATCTTGATTCTTGGGTCAACGATCAATTTTTCAAACCTCTTGCGCTGTTGACTCCTGGTTGGGCATTTCGAGTTTCTTTGTCAGAAATTGCTTTGAACTCAGCAAGACTTGGACCATTGAACTTTGCGGCAGGGCGACTTACGGGAAGCATGCTGAAACAACAACGAGAGGCTTTTAGGGAAGCACAAAAATATTCACGTTTGCTTGTTGATAATCTTGAAAAAAGAATTTCAAGGTTAGAAAAGCACATAGAACAATTAGACCATCCCGAAGCCGTTCAATTAAAACAAGAAGAACTTCATAATTTACAATTGCACGTTGATTGGTTGCGTTCTAAAGCAGGAACAGAAAAACCACTAACAGAGCGAGCCAATGTTAATGCTGGGAAAAAAGCACTTGTACCCCCACCCCCCGCTCAATTTGTATCAGATTATCTTTCTGAAAAGGGATACAAAGTATCTCCAACGGAAGCAGACAACCTGCACATGCTTGCAAGAGGAACAGCCATTGGTGCTACTCAAGCTATGATTACCGCAATTGGAAAAGATAAATTTATCAAAAACACGGCTTACCTTATGTACCGTCATGGCGGATACTTGCCAGCAGCGGTTAGTTCAATTCACCAGTCCATGTTGTCAAATGTTGATATGTCTGCTGAAATGTATGACGTAATCAAATACGAAAAGACAGTGAACCCTGAAACGGGCTTGCCCGAAATGATTCCAAAACTAGGTCGGCAAGGAAAAATTAAAACCAAAATGGTTTTGATGAACCCTAAAGATTTTGCTGAATCCTCTTTTGGGCATAAGGGTTATTTTGAAGGTTGGTTCTACGGCGCTCACACATTGGCCGGAAGTGAATTATTGACTCGCCCGTTAGCAAAAATTTATCTTGATCTTTACAACGAAGGATATCGGGGAATCAAATTACGACAACAAGCAGTAGTTGAAGCACAACGTTTGATTGAAGCATTGCCTAAAGATGTACGAGTAACAATGGCTCGCAACTCAGTTCCAGGCATGAACGAAGATGTTCCCTTAACCTCATGGGCCGGAAAATTGGTTGACAAACTTGAAGGTATTGCTGCTCCTTCTCGCTTACCCGAAACCGTAATTCGAACTGAAAAACAAATTGTTTCTGGCGCTGCGGCAAAAGGCGTAACTCAAACCGTTCACACAAAGTTGCTGTCGGACATTGCGAACAACAATCTTCCTACTCACGTTAATGGGTTTTACAGAGAATACGCTTTTAATGAAACCGGAAAACAATTACCAGAAAAATTCTTTCCAGTCAAAGTTATTTCTCGAACGCCTCAACTAGAAGGCAAGAGCAAAATTATTGAACGCATTTCAACCGAGGGACACAGCAAGGTTCTTGGCCCGATTGTTAATTACCTAAGTCGTCAACCTACGTTTGTTGCTGATTTTGTACTTGAGCGTGACCGTCTTGAAAAGAAAGTAGTTGCTGGAATCCTTACAGCAGATCAAGCAGACGTTATTGCTGAAACAACAGCAACCCGTAGAATGGTTCGTTTCATTCACAACCCTTCGGATAAAACCAAATTTGAAGAAATGATGAGTACGGTAGCTCCGTTCTACTTTGCTCAAAACCAGGCATGGCGTCGTATGGGTAGATTGTTTGCTGAAAATCCAGGGGCATTTATGCAGTATGCCGCCGTGATGATGAGTACTCAAAACCTTGTAACAAAAATCACAAATCAAAATGGAATTTCGTTAGTAACAATTCCATCGGCTTCGCTGTTTGGACTTCCGTTTACAGCATCGCTTTCGTCTTTGCAAACGATGGACGCGTTCTCCCCAGCCACTGATCCTCAAAGCGCTACCAATGGACCACAAACTATCCTTGATTATTTCACTCCTAAGTTCGGTCCCGTAGTAACAGTCCCAACAAAACTTCTGTATTGGGCTTTTCCTGAATGGGACAAAAACAAAGTCGGTGCCATTGTCGGCCGAAACCTTGAAGGCAACATTGGAAGCACTGAAACAACTGCACAATTCCTGTTTCAATCAGCGATTCCTAACAGCATTATTCGCAACTTGGTGGAATTGCCAGTTGGTTACGCATTAAGTTCTGCCGGTATTGGCGGCACTCCCTTGAACTTCATTGACAACGCTTACATCCAATCCGTGTTGGAAGCAATGCGCTATCAAGTAACTTCGCAAAGCAAACAATATTATGATTCTCTAAATAATTTTGTAGATCAAAACGGAAAGAAATTAACTCCTTTTGAAAAAGCAGAAGCACTTGCAACTTGGCAACAACAACATTGGAATCAAAATAAAGCCGATGGACAAAATTCAATGGCGAGTTTGATTAATTCTTCTCGTCAACAAGCTGGATTAGCGTGGCTGGCTAAAATGGCCGCTGGGTTGTTTTCTCCTGTCAGCATCAGCACGGGGAATTCCGATCAAGCCATGGTTACAAAATTAAACAACTACGTCAAAAATAAAAAATACAAAGGCGATTATTACGCTGCCGTTGATGCTTTCACTAAAGATAACCCCTATGCCACTATTGACACGATGAGTAAATCCAAATCTACGTTTGGTGGCGTTTACGCTGAAACTCGAACTATGGATAATTGGCTCAGTCAAAACCAAAACTTTGTTCAGCAGAATCCTCTTGGCGCAATGGCATTTGCCCCCGATATGTCTAAAGACACCAAGTACTACCAGCCAGCAAATACCTTGCTTATCAATTTGGGACTACGACAAAAAGAAAGCCCACAAGATTTTATCAACCAATTTGAAATCACTTCGGGAAATCAATTTTTCTACAACTGGATTAAACCTCAGTACACGAAATACATCAATGAAGGCGTAAAGCATAGCGATGTGTACAAATGGGAACAATCAATGATCCAATGGTACGGAGGAAATTTCAATCCAAAATGGATGGCAAATTACAACGCTCAAGGAAGTTCAATTGTCAAATTGCAGACCATGAGCCAGATTCAAAACATCCTTGCTTCTAACCCCAAGCTGGCAAATACCCAGGTCGGACAAGGCATTAGTTATTTGCTTGAAGTAGTTATGGGTAAAGACGGGCAAAACGGATTTTACAAAGAAGTACAAGATGCAATTAAATCAGGTAAAATTACAAGTGCAGATGCAAAAAAAACTTGGCAAGATTGGCTTGACGGGTTTATTAAAAACAATCCATTCATGAAACAAGCAGTTCTTTCCTCCTTCTACAATTTAGGTTAATCCATGACAGACACAATGACCCCACAAGAGCCAACTGCTCCGTCAGACACTTCAACCCCTGAGATGCCCTCAGTGCCCCCTGCATCGCCTCCTGACGCTTCCGCCACGCCAGAACCTACTTCTACTCCCAATGTCGCTTCCGATGCCTCACAGGGAGAATCAGAGGCTCCCGAAAAGGACAGTGGAATCCCCACCGTTCCTACCGAAAAACCCAAACATTCTGGTATGGCTGGCAAAATTGAAAGCATTGCAGACGATTACGTCATTCCAATTTCCGACGAAGCCATTAAAACTTGGGCAAAACAAGGTGATGAAAAATCATTTAAAACGTATGCTCAGCAGGTAGCAATTGGTTTGTATCCCACTTTTGCGGCTCAAATTCAAATGGGTATGCCTACTCGAATTCTTCTTGATCCTTATATCCAAGTTGCCGAACAAGTTTTAGGTGAACAAAAAGACGAGCCCAATTGGTCTGACCCTAAGTGGAACGCTGCTTTGCAAGGTAGCAAAGATCCCAAAACTGGTCGCCCCGTTCCAATGACTCTTGATGAATGGAGAAAGTTCCTTCGCCAGCATCCGGGCCATAAGTTTGTAGAAACACCACAAGCAATGGAAATGGCGCATAAATTCGGAGCTGATTTGAATAAAGCATTTGGCGGAGAATTGCCGCAACCTGCAACGTCCGAAGAACCAATTGAACAAGGGGCGGCATAATGGCTAAAGGAGTAACTACAAAAACCGGTGTTATAAATGTACAGACACCGCCAAGCCTTTCTACTAGCAGTAGTAGCGGTATCAATTACGCCCTGGGTCCAGTAACGGGAAACAATGGTTCGTATGCTTCTACGTCGTTAGATGGTTTGTGGGGCAACCTTGTTAATGGTGTCCCTGGTAGGGCAAGTCCACTTCCAATGAGCGAAATTGCCAACATTGTTAGTTCGTTGGCAGGCAAAGTTGTTTCTCCTGCAAATGCTAAAAGTGAACTTTCTAAATTATTCTCACAATATGTTCCTGGGCCAAATTCAAACTTAGCCCAAGCAATTGCCAATCAAGGTGGTGCCAGTGGTTCCGGCGGTTCTAGCGGTGGTAGTTCCGGTGGTGCCTCGGCATTGCAGATTAAACAAGACAATGCCCAAAGCACAATTGATGGATATCTATCTGCTTGGGGATTAAGCAATATGTCCGGTTGGGCGTATAACCAAGTTGTTGCTGAGGGAAACACGGTTAGCACCGCTTCCATTGTTGATGCTTTACGTCAGACACCTCAGTACGCTGCGGTTTATCCGGGTAACGCCGAATTGTTGGCGGCTGGAAAAGCGATTATTCCTGAACAACAATATAAAACTCTCCAAACACAATACGTTGATATTGCTGCAACATTTGGGTTGGACACTTCTTATTTCAGTACTGCAAACGTCGGTGATCTAATTGGAAAATTTGGGACTCAATCTCCTATTGACGCTATTCGAACAACGCCTACCTATGCTCAAGCATTTCCAGGCAACGTCACTTTGATGGGCGAAGGCAAAGCACCAATCCCTGAATCTACGTACATGAACATCACTCAGGGTTACAAAGATGCAGGAAACCAATTTGGATTACCCACCGACTTTCTTAGTAATCAAGAAATGGGAACATTGATTTCAGGTAACGTCAGCGTCCCCGAATTCACCCAACGGGTACAGAATGGTTATGCCGTGGCTCAAACTGCCCCCGCCGAAACTAGAAACCTTTTACAACAATACTACGGAGTCAATACGGGCGACCTTGCTCATTACTACCTTGACCCAACTAAAGCCTGGTCAAACCTACAAAAGCAAACTCAGGCTGCTGTTATTGGCACAGAAGCCACTTCAACGGGATTTGGAAACTTAAACCTTCAACAGGCAGAAAACCTTGCTCAGCAACAAATTGCTTCACCTGGGTTAGATGCCAACTATTACCGTCAAGGCTTTTCTAAAGCCGCAACATTAAGTCCATTGGAGCAAGCGGGCGTAGGAACTCGTGGTCAAACAACGGTATCGCAACAACAATTAATTGACTACGCTTTCCCTGGTTCCAATGCTCAAGGCGGAACAAATGCTGCTAGTGAAGATGCTGCTTTGAAACTTGCTACCGAGGCTCGATCCGCTGGTTTATCCGGTGGTGGTGGATATGCTCAAACCGCCAAGGGTGCTGTAGGAGTTGGACGTGCAGGAAGCCAGGGCACGTCAGGAACGTAATGCCTTGGCATCTGATACAATATGCGTAGTGGAGCTTTGGCCGGTGGAGACCGTGAGCTAAGGCCACTACCCGGCAAGGGTCGGCATCCTTGTTGCGTAGAAGCCAAACAGATTTTAATAATTATCCGTATTCATCACCTCCGGTGAATATGCGTACCAATTTGGAGAGACTAAAATGGCAGAATCCGACGAGTTTTATCAAGACGAGGAAACCGACCACCTAGACCCAAACATCCGAGCAGAACTTCGGAAGTCAAAGGAAAGGGCCAAGGAAGCAGAAATGGCGAAAGCCGAACTTGCTGAATTGAAGCGTGAACTGGCGTTTACCAAGGCTGGAATCCCCGAAGATGGTGTTGGCAAATTGCTTCGTAAAGCATACGATGGCGAAACCAATTCAGAGGCAATCCGAGAGGCCGCCGCTGAATATGGAATCCAATTGGGTGTAACGGCGCAGTCAGCTGAACACGATCAAGTTCAAGAAGAACTCGAACGGCATCGCAATATTGCAGGGGCCACGGGGCAAAATGTCTCAGGTCCAACGATGGAACAAGAGTTCCTATCGGCAATGGCAGGTGCTAATTCGGAAGCAGAAGCCATGGAAGTCATCAACAAATTTGGGGGAGATGTAAAAGTCTTTTCCAGTGGTATGCGTTAATCCGGGGAAACAAACCCTAAGGAATTAATATAATGGCATACACCACTACGGGCAACCTTGCCCTAGCCCAAGCAGCGTATGATCGGCTTGCCCGATTTGCTCTGCGTCCCGAACTGTACTTTGACCAGATAGCAGACATTAAGCCTACTAACCAGTCAATGCCAGGTTCGTCAGTTACGTTCCCAATCGTCAGTGACCTTGCCGTTGCTTCTACGGCATTGAATGAGTCCACCGATGTTACGCCTCAAGCAATTTCTGAGTCCAACGTCACGGTTACTCTTGCTGAGTATGGTAACGCTGTTCTGACGACTGCCGCCCTGCGTGGCGAGTCTTACGTCGAGATTGACCCTATCGTTGCCAACGTGATTGGTTACAACGCTGGTGTCAGCATTGACGAAATTGCTCGTGACGTGCTTAAGGCCGGTACGAACGTCGCCTACACCGGTGGCGCTGGTAGCCGTTCTGCTATCAACTCAACAACGCTGTTGAAGGCATCTGACATTCGTGCGGCGAAGGCTCGTCTCCGTTCACAGAACGTCCCTAACTTCAACGGTTACTACACCGCTTACATCCACCCGAACGTCGCTTACGACTTTACGTCTGAGACTGGTTCGGCGGCATGGCGTGACCCACACACCTACTCACAGCCTGGCGAGATTTGGGCCGGAGAATTGGGCGCTTTTGAAGGCTTCCGATTCATCGAAACTCCTCGTGCTCCTGTATTCCAGGGTGTCGGTTCGTCCAGCTCAACGGGATACGCCCCAGTTTACGGCGTCCTCTGTGTTGGTCGGCAGTCGCTTGCGAAGGCATGGTCAATGATTGACGGAAACACGGAACAGCCTCACGTTGTTCCTGGTCCGATCACTGACTTCCTCCGTCGGTTCGTGCCGTGGGGTTGGTACTGGTTGGGTGGATACAGCATCTACCGTCAGGCCTCAATCCAGCGAATCGAAACTGGCTCATCGTTGACTTACAACGACCCAGCCATCGACGCTTAGTCACTAGTTAGCGAGGGAAGGTATGGCGTACCGAGGGTACTGTGGACACTGTGGTTCTTACGATATGATTGCGGGACAAGATATGTATCAATGTCTCCAATGTGGGAAACACACACACACTCAAGGTCACGCCATGCCTTCCCAAACTGACGCACCTATCAAGGAGTCTTAATGGGAGTTTCAAGCCCTACAGGTAATGGCGAAGTTCGTGGTATGGAGTATGCAGGTCAGCCTGGTACGTCCTTGCCTTTACGTCCTGAGCGAGCAAAAGCAAACAACGCAAGTTCTATTGGTACGCATGATATGGACAGCTCTATGGCTGCCGATGGCATGGTGGATATGCGTGACGATGGTGTGTTTACAAAGATTACGGTTCCTGAGAACCAGCACATCACGAACAGCAAGTCCGATACCGGCGATCCCTACATGGGTTCCAAAGTTATTATGAAAGGTAAGCCCAACCGATGAGCGTTCCAGGATCAATTGGCACTACCCGTCCGATGACCACCGAGGAAATGTCGGGTCACATGAACGACGATTACTCTTACCCAAGCGTTGTGGCTAAAGTCACTTCTGCTGGCGATGTAAATCGTGGCATCAACGAAATTGCTACGGCTCGTGGCGTTACGGCTCCTCTTGTGATTCAAGACATTTCAGCCGACCCCCACACCAACGAAGGTTGGCAACCGGACAATGCCGGAAATCCAAACCCTTATAAAGTGAGGGAAGCATAATGGCAGGCGGATCGGATTACAAAAGTTCTCAAACAGATGTTTGTCACGGTGCTTGCATGGGCGCTTGCCCTACTTGTGGCGCTATGCCGGAAATCAACTTCCATCCTGACGGTTTCCCAATGCAACCCAAGGATGACTCGGTAGACACGATCAACAATTCAGCAGGATAGGTAACTCATGGCCCGCTTACGGTTTGATTCCGTAAAGGGCGAACTGAGTGCCGCTATCGCTCCAACCGATACGGTAATTAACTCCCCTGGCTTAGCCCGTTTGGGTAACGTCAGTGGGGGTGACGTAGCACTTGTTTGTCTCTTTGCGTTCGACAGCAATGGAAATATCCTCCCTTCAGGAGCAGAGAATGTCTATGTGACTTCTCACGTCATTGGCTCTACTTCAGCCATTGTCACGCGAGCAGGCGATGGAACTACCGCTCTTGCTTGGCCCGTGTACAGCGCGTGGGCACATGGCTGGGGAGTTGCTGATGTCACGGACATTCAGTCCAGTGTCACAGCTGAAACCAATAGGGCTACTACCGCAGAAGCAGGATTATCAACTTCAATCACGGCGGAACAAGTACGGGCTACCGCTGCCGAAAGCACGCTTACTACCAATCTTGCTACTGAAACCTCTAGGGCTACTACCGCCGAAAACCTTCGAGCCTTTGGCGTCACTCGTAGTGCAATCAAGACCTCAGCCTATGGAGCCTCGGTTAGCCAACTTGTTCCCGTTGATACCACTTCTGGCGCAGTAACCATTTCTCTCCCCAACAACCCTGCAAATAACTCGGTTGTCGCAGTAATCAAAATAGCAGGAAGCAATAACGTCACGGTTTCCTGCCAGGGTTCAGACACTATTAACAAAGCAGGTGGAGCCACCACTTACGCTTTGAGCAGTATCAACCAAGCAGTTACGTTTCAGTACGACCTTTCTACGTTAGTTTGGACTGTCCTCGCAGATGCCGCTCTAACGGGTCCACAGGGCTTTCAGGGCAACCAGGGCAATCAAGGATTTCAGGGCGCTACAGGGCCACAGGGGGCCACTGGGAGCCAAGGTAGTACGGGTAGTCAGGGACCACAAGGATTCCAGGGGAATATCGGGACCCAGGGCTATCAGGGTTCACAAGGAAACCAAGGCTACCAAGGACTTACCGGAACCCCAGGAACTCAGGGCTATCAGGGTTATCAAGGATTCCAGGGATTGACTGGCTCGCAAGGAAGCCAAGGATTCCAGGGCTTTCAAGGAAACCAGGGAAATCAAGGATTCCAAGGGACGCAAGGATTTCAAGGAACTACTGGTTCTGCTGGTCCACAGGGCTACCAAGGCTACCAAGGCTTCCAAGGGAATCAAGGAACACAGGGCGCATCAGTCCAGGGACCGCAAGGCACTCAGGGAAACCAAGGATTTCAAGGAAGTACTGGCTCGCAAGGCAACCAAGGATTTCAAGGGAACCAAGGAAACCAAGGAAACCAAGGGACACAAGGAAACCAAGGTTATCCAGTCGGACTTACTGGGGCTACTACCGCCACTCGGTACGTTGGCGGAACAGTCAATGGCGCACCCACATCAGGAACCTTCGCCGTTGGTGACTTCATCGTAGATCAAACTGGAACCATCTGGGTCTGCACGACTGCCGGAACACCCGGTACTTGGACTACCACCATCTCGTCGCACCTAACGCTTCGTACTGCTTCGACAACGGTGGGCCGTAATGAGATAACTATTTTTTCAGGCTCCACGTCAAGTCAAACCCTCACTGCTCCATCCAGTCCGATTGACGGTTCCAACTGGACTGTCATCAACAAAGCCTCCGTGACGGTGACTCTAAGTTTCACGCCTTCAATGGTTCCGCTCAGTTCGGGAACTGGCGTGACTACGTTCTCGGTTCTTGCTGGCGGGGCTTACTCATTCGTGAACTACAACGGTTCTCAGTGGT